TATCGTTTTTTCATTAGACTTTGCTCCATCCAAATTTATCACACAAAAACTTCTCAGTACCCACTAGTACCATATCACCGACACTGGTAGACCGACAACCATCACCATCAAACATTTTGGTAACTTCCTTGTTGTTCCACCAACCATCTTCAATAGAGTTGGTTTTCATAAACGCAAACTCTAACTTCTCATCAGTGGTCATTCCGCCAGGACACTCGACAAAGGCAACAGTGTGAGCATCCTCATCAAAGGCAGAGTGTATCACAGCTACCTTTTCAACACCACCAAGTGTTTTCAGCAATGCTTCTAATTTTTTACTCATGAGAACGCCACCAAAGCAAAATAACCTAGTCCAAACAGGGACAGAAGAAAGAATGTTTCTCCAACCCTTCTGTTAAAAGCAACCCAAAAGTGCCTATCCAGCTTTACGCCGAATATGGTCAAAGGGCCTTTACAAGCTTTTTCAAATTCAGATTTTTCCATTTTAAGATGCATAATAAGCCTCCTCAGTGTAATAACCAATAGGGGAAAGTCCTCTCTCAGGCAACAACTCTAAAGTACACACTTCAGAAGTCATTATTTTACTGATAGAACCGTTATCCCATTTCACATCAATGCCGTAACCACCATTCAATTTGGTCTTCTTGTCAACCCTGACAATCTCACCAAATACAAGTGGTATCATCGCACCGTAATTTCCAATGATTTTTGTTCCTATTTCCATAATAACCTCTTTCTCAATTATATTACTAGCATACCAGCTAGAATAAGGTTTGTCAAGCGAAAACTGGCACCTATCCGGCGCCAGTCCACCTGACTTCGTAACCACCCTCAAGGACGTTACCTCTTGCGAAGTTTCTGGCAGGAGCAGCCCAACCAGCAGCCTTCAAAATATCACCTTTTTTGAACTTCTTGTCAGTATCAGTTTTGACAATAAATCCCTTTACACCACCCTTCTCAGCGAAGATTCTGATGTATTTGGGGCCAACCGTGAACGTCAAACTCTCACAGAACTCCTCATACATTTTCTCTCTAATCGGGTCATTCGTCAGAGTATCATCCAATCTATTGCCCCACTTAAAATAGGACTCTTTTAGTGCCTCAACAAACTTTTCAGCACCAGCCTCAACGGTTTTTTCACCTTTTGCGACAAATATATTCATTATGCAGCCTCCTTAACCACAATCCACGCATCAACTGTACTACGATTGAGTGCAGTGGGATTTCTTTCAATAAAAACCAACAATTCCTCGAAAGTCATTCTAAGAGTTTTTGCCTCTTTTGACAAAACCTTAGTAGCAGCTCCTAGTCTACAAGTTGGGGCACCTTTTAATCTCATATCTTTTCCTTTTCTCTTGATTATGTCTTATTATTACATATTTCAGAGGTGGGGTCAAGCGAATAATGGCTTATTTTAGGGGGTGTTGCAAATTTGTCACAGATGCTCCATAACTACATGATATCTATCTTCTGTAGAATCATTTGTCACGCTGTGTAAATGTCTTGTTTGTAATCTGTATATGTCGCCTGGCCGATATGGTATTTCACCATTAGGATGCACCTCAAACTTACACCCCTCTGGAAAGTTGATACACAAATTATAGAGGTATTTTGGTTTAAGAGGATGATGTATGTGAGGTTTTATCTTTGCCCCAGGCCCAAGTTTACTAACAGTACAATCCTTGTACTGGTGTGAGTTTTTCTGTAAAAATTCGTATAGGGTAGGAAAATGTTCTTGTGTAGGAATTGCAAGCCATCTATCCCAAGGCTTGTTAGGAGAGTTATATCTTACATTATCAACACCATCTAGAAGTTTACCATGTTTTTCTATAATATGATCTGAGGTTTCTTCTTGACCTTCCATACGCACCCAAGCTGAGAAGTTCTTACACTCTTCTAACATCTGCAAATGGTTAGATATGGAATCATGAAAAGTAGCTCCAGGCTCTTTACTACTAGTACCTATTTCATATACTTTCTTTAGATTTTCGGGATTGAGATAGGAAAACATTTTTGCAACAGTTTAGAATCCTTTGGGGGGTTTAGCGATTCCACGAGCTTTCATTTCCATCTCAACCCATTGTTTGGCTTGGGGAGATTTAACTGGTTTACGGAGAAGACCACGAATCTGTTTGAATACCTGACGAAACACATCCTCACCAGCATCATTATTGTCCACAATAACCAGATTGCCCTTGAAATGTTGACTGAATTTACCAAGATTATTCTGAACGTCCTTCCACAATGAAACCACAATGGCTTCTGGTACAGAACGAGGTCGGGCAGCGTTGCGTTCAAGTGCAACGTCCAAATTGGTATTGACAAATAACATGTGTGTGTCGTAACCTATCTGTTTTAGTTGAATCGATTGATTGATTACCTTCTCATGATCACTGCCAGTGCCATCAATGATTAGACCTAGACGGCCTGCAACGAGGCCTTTTTGTTTTTTTCCTGTGAGCACTTTTGCACGATCACGAACAACATCTCTCGCTTCTGTCTCATCCTTCGGCATCTTCGCAGATAAGCCCTCTTTCGCCAACATAATTTCGAAAGCATCATCAGAGTTAACAGATACAAGGCCAGTCCCGCCGGTGGTTTTCCCAGCAACGTAGGATTTACCACTGCCAGGGCCGCCGGCGCAGAAAAAGGCCTTAAATATATTGGGGTCTTGGAGCCCCTCTAGTAATTCGTTGTAAGTCTTCATTAGGTAATTGCCCTATTCCTTTTTTATATCCAATCATTTCTAATATGTATTTATCTTCTTTAGTGAGTGCAGGCATTTCATTTTCTCTACTTTGCCTTTGGAATGTCATCTTCTTGATTCTATTTTTGGTCTTAGCCATTTTAAGTTCCTTTCGAAGTTTATTTTTATGGATATTTCTCTTTTTAGGAATAGCTACACTCTCCTTTCTATCTGATCATATAACAATTCTGCTATATGTGCGTGGCCCTCTTTATTGGGGTGCATATCGTCTTCACTCACTCTCATTTTTATTCGCATGGGGTCAACATCATCCAATTTATCGGATATAGTAAATCCACCTATATCGTGGTACAGTGGCCACCCATAAAATGTTTCTTTATTCATATCATGAATGATGGGGTGATCTAACAACATTTTAACTATTTTGTGTGGGGGATCGTTGAATTGACTACTGCCAAATGCTGAACACTGTAAATAGGGTATATCATTAGCCTCACAGTGGTTTTGAAATGCATGATACCACCTATGGGATTTTTGATAATTATGTTCAGTGCTTACCATATTTTTGTCTAAAAGGGTGTTCACAACTTGTGAAGCAGCTTCTCTCATTTCCTTAGACTTCCATCCTTTAAATACCATAGTACCGATAGTTGGGTCTATATGGAGCGTTCTTATGCCACTATGTATATCTTTATGGGGCCTTATGTTTGAACCACTGAAGTCCCACCTTGAATGTTCACTCCACATAACAATTGCAAGACCCACATTTTTCTTTTCTTTACACAACTCATCTACAATACTGTTGTAAATATATTCGTTACCTCTAGAAATACGTCCTAGATTAATCAGTTCCATACCCAGCATTTCTGCCAGTAGGTCAGGCCATCTTGGATATTCCTCTTCTTCTTCATAATGACCATTAGCCTTACGAAGAGCTACTCTCCACCCTCGTTTCGTTTCACTTTGGGGAGCAGTCCAGCTGTCTCCCGATACCACTAACTTCATGCCATCTCATCAGAATAAAACTCATCTACTATTACCTCGTCATCAAGAAACAAGTCATCTATATCAGTAGGTAGAGCTTTAGTAGCTTCCAACGAATCCTCTATACAGTCTTTCACACACCTCATAAACATGAGATGCGTTGGGCCACCCTCAGCACCAATATCAAATTTATGATGTATGGCAGAAACTAAGAATGGGCCGTGATAAAATCTATCAGTCTGTTCTTTTTTGGGTTGTTTGTCCATCGCTTGTCGAGGCATGTCTATTGTTACAATTTGTCCAGCTCTCATATATGTATGACCAACAGCTGTTAAGTCCATCACTAAACCGTTTCTTAATGATTGATTAAACGCTGATCTTTGCTGTGCCCATTTGTCGGGATTAGATGCTTGAAATACATATTTGCCATCCCCATTCACCATACTGGCACATGTACCAGCGTTTTGATCCTTTAGAGATGTGGATGCAAGGTATTTCTTAGTAACAGCAGAACTTAAAGTGCTACCATCTTGATCATATGCCATCTTACTGTACATGGGGTTGCCAGCGGTTCCATGATAAGAGTTGATTGTGGCATTATCCTTTGTTTTAGGTGAGCCGTCAGCCTCTTCAAACTGTTTAAAATAATTATATGTCTTAGTAATAATGTCTTTATTAAATATATCGTGTATAGTCAGTTCAGAAGAGAATTGGCCGTTTACCGTACCGCCCATTGTATCAGCGTTGCTATCCCTAGTCCAATCTCTAACCCTACCATACTCAGCAAGTATGCCTGGCTTTCCATCTTTACTTGTTTCGTTTTCTATTAATGTGTACTGTTGGACTGATTCTGTTGCATACATTGATTGCACAGAGCGAAAATGAAATCCTGTTAGTGTCTCAAAAAATCTATATGTAGCACTACCATGTTCAGCTGATACTGCTTCACGCTTACATTGTTCTATTATTTCTATTGGAGTAAGTTCATTAGCGATTATCTTTTTAACACCACTAGACTTTTCTATAAAACAGGCCTTTTTAGTTTTTAGATCGCTCTTTAATACTTGTTTAGCAATATCAGAATATGTACCTGATAATGTCCTATCGACAATCACCCGATTGTTTCTTATACTTTCAGTAGAAGTGAAGTCTAGAGCTATAATAGCTATAGAGGATTTAACAGGGAAATCACTCACAACATTGTGGACATAAAATAATCTGTCTATGATTTGTTCCTCTCCCAAAGCACCACCAGCTGGAACAGAAGGTGTGCGAATCTTCAGGCGTAGGTGTTCCTGTCCTATAAGAGGCAGGGTATTGACAAGACCAAAGTTGTCAGTAAAAACTATATGACCTTGGAGAATTGGTGAATCTATATCTTCAAATATATCTATATGTTGACAGGCCAGAGTAACATCTACTCTGTCATTACCACAACTAATTATTTCCACTTTCTCCAGCATAAATTCGCCAGCATAAGTTAAACTATCGGACATTAAATCTTACTTTCATTCATCAAAGCTTGAAATTCATCTACAATTTGTGGTACATAAACAGGGTCTATTAATATTATTTTTCTCTTCTTGTCTTGTTCTGCTTGTTCATATTCTAAATTGGTTACAGCTGTAGCCGTAGGGTAATCTGCATTAGAAGGCCCTATGTCTATTTTTAAGGTAGAGTCACCAGAAGTTTGTGATATTTCGTAATGATGTATTCCATTTGGATTATCATATTTGTCATTAACAAATGCTAAAAATTGCCCATGAGCCAGTGGCCAATCATGAAAACGATTTACAATATCATTTGCCATACAAACTATCCAATGGTACTCCACATCACCATATAATTTATGGGCAATCATCTCTGGTGTTTCCCCTTCCTTCACATCGTATGTGTCATACATCAATATGTTTTGTTTTACTTGAGATCGAAGATTAACTCGCCGCAAAAGGTTGGTGACAATTTTTGGATCGGCACCCTTTGTATCTGCAAATTGAATTAGAGGAAAACTTTCAAAATACATTAGAACCCTGCCTCAATACGTTCTCTAGTAATTATTTCCATCTCAGAGAAATTCAATGTTACTTCTGTCTTTTGTGGGGGAGGCCCTGATTTACCACTTAACTCATATCCTTTTCTTGAAGCAACAGTTGTTGGTTCATATGTTTTATATCTGTCTCCGCCATATTTTACACTCATATCAGTTAGATAACATGTAGAAATCTTGTTCAAGAATGGATTTTCATCACCCATGTAGCGATACTCAATATCAAATAGATTTGGGGTATTCATTATTTTTCCTTTTAAATCTATTTTCTTTTTTGTGTTAAATCCAAGGTCACTGAGAGCTCCATTCCAATACGAGGGCAACATATTCTTTTTAAAAGAATATACTATTTGTTCCACTATTTGTGCTTCCTGTTCACTTTTAGGTATGAAACTAAAGGTGTATGCAAAATCTCTTCTACCAACACCATCAAATTGTAATTCCATTTTGTTTGTTATAGCTTTACCTGATACAATCTGCGCCATTGCTTTTGCGCCAGGAGCCATAGATTGAGCAGTATCAACTGCTTTAACAAGCGCACCTGTGGCCATACCACCAATGCCACCCATTAGTGCTGATCCTAAACCTTTACCCTCTTTCAATTTATTGTATACGTCTGCACCTGTTTGGGCCAGTAAACCGATTTCTGGTGAAGAAAAATTAGACTTGTACTTAACTTCAACAGAAGCAGGCATATACAGAGAGATAGCTTGATCCATACGCCTCATGGCTGGTCTTTTTATTGATAGAGACTTTCCTGCTCCAGAACCCTTCTGGAAAGCGGGTTTAGCATCTTCGTTCTGCTGTTTTGCAAATTGTGAAGTTCCTGCTACGGTTCCACCACCAAAGTCCCAATGTGCTGATTCCTCTGCAGCTGCTTTATCTTTTTTAATTTTAGCATCAGAAATCTCGTACACATAGAAGATAATATAATGGCCTTGGCCGGGATCACTCTCAACACCTATGGGATATGTTAAATTGGGGGAACTATTGCTATTGAAGCTGCCACCCAATCCTCCTAGTGGATTTATACTCTTAGCTGCACCACTTGCGGCTCTAGCAAAACTAGATACTTGAGATGCGGCCGCACCAGCAGCTTTGTTTTTTAGAGAAGTTAATATGGCCATGTCTAAATATCCTTATACAAAACTATTTATGCACCATGAGTTACAAAGGCAGATACCGACCTAAAAATCACCGAAAATATAAGGGTGATTCATATAATATTATCTACCGCTCCCTCTGGGAACGGAAGTTTATGGTATATTGTGATACCAGTGACGCTATTGTTGAATGGGGAAGTGAAGAAATCATCATACCCTATTTATCTCCTTGGGATGGTAGATTCCATCGATACTTCCCCGATTTCTACATAAAAGTTCGACAGGCTGATGGTAGTCTCAAGAAAATGATTATCGAAGTAAAACCCAAGAAACAATGCTCTCCCCCAAAAGAACCTAAGCGTAGGACTAAAAAGTATCTGGGGGAGATGAAAACATGGGGTATAAACAAGGCTAAGTGGGAACACGCTGCCCAATGGTGTAAGAGAAATAACATGGAGTTTAAGATTTTGAACGAGGATCATCTGGGTATTTCGTATAAATAGTGATATGGAAATAGTAGCAGATTATTGGCATCAAATATTGTTTTTAGTTGGGGCTATAGTTGTAGCAGTAAGATTAGAATCAGAAGTTAAGGCTTTAAGAAAAGACTTAGATAATTTGACCAAGGAATTAAATAGGCGAGATACATACGTTGAAACTGTTAAACAGAGATCAGAAATAGATGTTTTGAATAAACAGATATCTAGTCTGTGGGAGTTTGTGAACAAACTCAGGGATAAATTTAATGGCTCAAAGTAAGTTTATACAAGCAGTCAAAGATGAAGCAAAAGGCCGTCCACGATCTACCCAATGGTACAGGGATAAGATTAAGGAATTCGGTACGCCTACAACGCTGGACTTGATAAGAGATGGTAAAAGAGACAAAAAGCCCTTTTACGGTAAGTTGAATATGTTCGTATATGACCCAAAGTTCAAAAAGCAATTACCATATTACGACACTTTCCCTCTCGTTTTACCTCTAGAAACTTACAGTGATGGGTTTCTGGGAATCAACTTTCATTATCTACCGATACCCCTACGAGTTAAACTACTAGATAGGCTAGTAGATTTTTCTAATAACACAAAATTTGATGAGTCTACTAGGCTAGTTGTGGACTACAGTAAACTAAAGAATGTTAATATAGTCAAACCCACCATACACAAATATCTGTCAGGACAACTTAAATCACAGTTTCGAAGGATTGACGCAGACGAATTTACTATTGCGACATTGTTACCTGTACAGAGATTTCAGAAAGCTTCGGCTTCTGCGGTTTGGAAAGAATCAAGGGCGATGATCTAATGGTAGCTAAATTTTTAGAAGGTGGAGCTTACGGTATACTAAATGATATTCTATCTGCATTTCGCTCAAATGAGGGATATGCTCTCCCTAGTAAATACGAAGTTCTTATATATCCACCCGCCGGCAGAACTGGTACATCATTACTAAATGTATTCTCTGGTATGGGTTCCAGTGCTGGTGAGTCAAGAAATGTCTCTATGCGTTGTGAGTCCTGTATACTGCCAGGAACTAATGTAACATCAAGCCCAGATACTAATCCATATGGGCCAGTAAGAGAAATTGCAGAGTCAGTTACATATGCAACCGAAGTATCTATGACATTTCAGGCAAGTAGTGATCTAAAGGAAAGATTGTTTTTTGAGAAATGGCAAAAGAAATGTTATAATCCTACATCATGGAATATAGGGTATTACAATGATTACATAGGTTCCGTAGATATATACCTATTGGATACAGAAGGTACACGGCGGTTTGGTTTAAAACTGCATGAGGTGTGGCCAAAAACAATAGGTGCAACAAGTTTATCTGGAGCGAAAGCCTCAGACATAATTAAAAATGAAATAACATTTGTATTTAGAAATTGGACTTCTCTAGATGCTAACGATCAACCACCTAGCATCGCTGATAGAATAACAAACACGGTGGTTAACACAGTTGAAAGAAATTTGACACGAAATATTCCAGCTGTTCTAAGGAAATTATAAGGATGAAAAATTATGGCATTACCAAAGCTAAATACGGTAACTTATGAACTTGAGTTGCCGTCTACAGGGGAGTCTGTTAAATACAGACCTTTCTTGGTTAAGGAGCAAAAGAACCTTCTTATTGCACAAGAATCAGAAGATGAAAAGGTTATAGAAAATGCATTTT